TCTTGGTGGATAGTTAGTTTGAAGCCTCAGACGAAACATCCGTCTCCTTGAATAAGGTGGCTGCGGCCCTCGCAAGAGGAAACCGAGTCCAATGATGTTAATAATTTCAACGCGTGACAATAAAATTATTTATATGTTCGCAACTTGAAGATATATTAGCAGCCGTTGGTGCCATGATCTTGAGAAATCAAGGTCGGCCTTTCCTTACGTTCCTGATTGCTCAGGTTCGAGGAAGGTTAGGATATATGCGTCTTGGTTTTGTAAAACCAGCTATCCGTTACATGTCTTGGTGCTCATCCCTGGGCCGAAGTCAAGGCCTTAAAGGGTTAGTAATAACTCTGAAAGCCTTGAATACATCTTTGGCTCAATCTATAGCAAGAGATCTCGATTCCTTTCCGACGACTCCTAGAGTCAGACGAGGGATGTTGGGACTTCCCACAGTTATACCCGTTCTTCATAGAAGACGAATAGCTGCTGGGGATATCCTTATCATACGATACTGGTTTACTCTCTTCTCTATTTATAGAGTTATTGAGTTTCCAGGAAAGTTATCGTTTTCTTCAATTACCGATCCTGGTAAAGAGCTTTCGGGCTTCTTGCCAGACTGGTCTAGATTTTCTAGTCAGTTCTGGAGAAAACTTGTTAAATTACAAGCGGTAGATGAGGATGACTTAAAATCTCCTCTTTCTCTACTATCCAGATTTCGTGTTTCTCCTTTTCTCATTCCGCGGTCAACACCAACGAATGATTTATATCTGTCGACTTCACCTTTTGGTATAATTCGTACGGCTATAGCCTGGTCCAGATCAGATCTGCTCCCTTTCTTTAAAGATTGGTTACAGATGACCCGAAATACGAGATTCCTCAATTGGTTGGAGGAATTTAGTAAAGTAGCGCCTTCGTTGTTAACGGAGGAGGCACGTGATGTGCCTACTGATATTGGGAAACTAGGTTTAAAAGATGAACCTGCGGGTAAAATCCGTGTATTTGCTATGGTAGACTGTTTCACGCAATGGGCAATGAAGCCGTTGCATGATTACCTGTTCGAGATCTTGAAGGTAATCCCTCAAGATGGAACATTCGATCAACTTGCTCCTATTAAACTTTTACAGTCTAAAGGGCACAGACGCTTTTGGTCTTTAGATCTTAGCTCTGCCACGGATCGATTACCAATTCTAATCCAAGGGGTACTCCTGAGTCGGTTGATAACCGCTCATGGGGCTAACCTTTGGATGAGTCTAATGGTAGGACGTAACTATGTGTTACCATCTAGGGCTTTAGGGCCCAATCATGATGGTGACCGATTTATACGTTACGCAGTTGGGCAACCTATGGGTGCTTTAACATCTTGGGCAATGCTTGCGATGACCCATCATGCTATAGTGCAGATGGCAGCAGCATTGTCTGGGCGGACTTCTGGTGATGATTGGTTTGAGGACTATGCTCTCTTAGGAGATGACATAGTGATTGCTGACCGGCTAGTAGCCGATACCTACCTGAAAATTATGGCAGGTTTAGGAGTTGGAATCCAACTTTCTAAGTCTGTCCATGATTCCTCGGGACGAGGGGTTCTAGAGTTTGCGAAACGGGTTTACTACGGAGGTTTCTCTGTAGGACCGTTAGCATTGCTCGAAGTCCTCTCTGCTGCTGGTTCATTACCAGCGTGGTTGGAATTGGTACGTAAGTATCAACTATCCTTATCTCAAGGTTTAACTCTCTTGGGATTTGGATACCGATCCGTATCACGGGTTAACCAATCATGGTCAGTATTACCGCGTCGCCTTCAGGGTTATGTAGTTAGTTACTACGGACCTGGGGGACCTGGGTTCAAAGGAGACATCCTTAATTGGATGGCCTCTGGTGGTGAGATCTTTAAGTACCCAGATGATATCTGGATTAAAGATCTAGCTGCGTCAATTCGTCAGAGAGTAATTGATTTATTACCTCGGGCGAAGGCTTTGACTAAATTAGTTGAAGTTGATAGAACTAGGGCTCATTATGGAACCTCCAAATATGAACCGTGGCAATTGCCTAAATTCTTATTTGTTGGGGACCCTAAGTATTCAGGGTCATTATGGCCCCGGGCTGTACGTGCTAACCCAGATGCAATCTGGTTGGTACGGGATCCGGGAACTCTATCACAAGATCAAATTCGATCTTTGATGGGTATGATAGAATTTTGCTATCGAGATTCTTTCTTTGACCTACATAGTGAACTACGTGGACTCGAAACAAGCTTAGCTTCCCTTATTGAAAGTGATCTTTCATTAGATCGCTTAGCCGTTTTAGTAACTAGGATTGAAACCCTAGAGAAAGAGATAGAAGGTCTTGGTTTAGCACCTGATCTTACTATACGACGAGAGGCACCTCGCCCA